CCACCTCCGATTGTATCTCGTCATGTACGTTCCCCACAAACTTGTAATCAATGCTGTGCTGTGTCGCGTAGTCATCCAGAAGAACCAAAGCCCTCTTCATAATGATTGCACCAGCCGCCTGTAACAAAGTGTTCAGTGCACTATGTTCTGATCTGACCCAGAGCTTTCTTCCATCAAGTCCAACGAGGTGACCCTTCCTAGACGCCTTTCCAACTCTGTCTCGTAGAGTTTCAAGAGCAGGTGTATTTCGTAGAAAGCGTGTCCTAAGTTCATTGCCATCTCGCGCAGATCCTCCGACGATGCTTCCAATTTTGGCGTCCCCTGCTCCGTAGAGGAAAGCGTAGATGAAAGTCTTTGCCTGAGGTCTTGTTGCAAGTCCTGCAGCAGTTTGATTTCTGGTGTGAATGTCGTCTCTAAGCAAGACATTTGTAAACTCCTCGTCGCCCATGTAGTGAGCAAGCATCCGTAGTTCTAGTCCACTGGCGTCAACACCAACCAGCTTACGTCCCTCTGGTACAATCCAGCAGTCACGACACTCTTTACCAAACTGAGAGTTACTAGACGGAACCTGTGCCATGTTGGGATTCTGGTGCGTCATACGTCCTGTGATAGCACCGTTAGTTGTTACTCTGCCGTGTACCCTACCGTCGTCCTGTACGTGTTCTATCCAAGAGGATACTTGTGCGTATCGCTTTTGTAAGAGTAGGTACTCAAGTACAAGGACAGCCTCCGGTATATGTTTATTCTCCTCCAGCGTTTTCTCGTCCACTTGCGGCCTACCGGATGGCGTGAGTTCCGACCATACCGCACCCTTAGCTTCAAGTCGTTCAGCCACTTGTTGACGACTACCGGGATTGAAGACCGTAACCTTATCCTTAAGACGCTTGCCTGTCTTCTCCGACCACCTTTCCTCAACAATCGGCGGGAACACCCTCTGGAGTTCTTCCTCGATAGCATACATACGCTCCTTGAATTTGGCGCACAGTGTGTGACACAGCCGTTGATCCAGCAGCCAGCCGTTGTTCACCTGTCCCTGTATGATCCACTGTACCTCGTGCTCTAGATCCTGTGACTCTCTGGAAAACCCGTCTAGCTCCACACGTAGCCTGCTGTACACCGCTTCTGTCAACTCTACGTCACGTATGCAGTAGTCGATCATCTGTGGTGTCAGCTGTGACCAGTCCTCGTGGTCGCCCTTTGCAAAGCCTAGGATGTTGCCCCAGTTACGCAGAGAGTGTCCACCAGACCTGCTAGGGTCTGCCAATCGTGACAGTACTAGAGTGTCAAGGACCATACTCCGGTCAAAAGTAAAGTTCCAAAGACGCTCGACCACAGGAACATCAAAGCCAATTCCGTTGTGGAATACGAACTGAGCCGGCGCTTTACGCGATACATACGCTTTGAAGTCTTCTTCATTGCAGATTACCTCCGCTTCTCCGTTGTGTTGGCAGACTGCACACCAGATAACGCTAGGGTCCAGCCCATCAGTTTCTATGTCACAAAAGACTAAGTTCATTTGTTAGCTCTGAAATAGGTAAGTTATAACAGTCGGCCCTAACAATGTAGCCGTTGTCTCCATCTTGTTCTCCCTTTTTTAAGAATCTAGCCCTGTTAAAATAATCGTCTTTACCGCAGTCTCCTAGTATGTATATTGTACCATCTTTCATACATCTTGTGAAGACATAATAATCACAGTTCTGGTGCGTAGACGTGGAGGCTATACTACAATCGTAATACTTTTTAGGAATTACTGTAGTTCGTTTTGTTTTAACATCTATTGTTCTACCACCAGTAAGCACCATGTCGTAGTCTTTTGTGGCCTCCCTGTCTATTCCCAACAAATCAGAAACTACAATTTCCCCTAAAAATCCTGCAGCGTTGCCTTCTCCTCGTGTTATGCTGTTACGTATGCTTCCCATTTGTTTTGCTAGTCTGTGGGCCAGTTTCTTTTGTTCATCGGTAGGGATTACGGTTCTCAAAACTCTGTCTCCGGTGGGTTAGGGTTAGCGCACTCGTGGATGCGTCCTGTAAACTTGTCGTACCGTAGCCAGCAAGCGGGTCCAGTTTCACCAGAGTAGCGATTCTTTAGGATACGTATAGTCGTTGTATTCCTAATGTCCTCATCTGGATTCTGTTGGTCACGCTCCATACCTATGACGATATCGGACAGCTGTGCAATACTCTGGCTACCACGCAAGTCCTGTAGACTGATGCGGCCTCCGTCCTCGTGAGCAGTGCCAGAGCTACGACGTAGGTGCGACACTAGGAACAACGTGATCCCTGTCTCTGCCACCAGTGTACGCAGCTTGGTCATAATCTCATCTATAGCTTTCCGTTCGTCCCCGTTCTCTTGAGAAGAAACCACGATGGAGAGGTGGTCGAGGATGATATATCGACAGTCGCAGGCCTTTGCCATGTGCCGTACTCTTGAAAGAAGCTCGTCGGCTGACGTTGATCCCCAGTGATCGAACAGGTAATAACGTCCAGACCCCATCGTTGCTTCCCAGTGAGGTCTAAGCTCATCAACAGGCGTGTCCTCCTCCAAGTGTAGTCGCCTAGATGATGCCACCGACATAATTCCCAGAGCTGTCGTTGCAACGTCTTCCTCCAGTGCAAGTACACCGATGTTGGTGTCTGTGCGTTGGAGCAAATCGTACTCAAGCTCTCTAATAAACTGGGACTTTCCCATACCACTACCGCTGGTGATAGTGACGAGTTCGTAAGGCCTGTGTCCTCTGGTGATTTCATTTAGCCCATCCCACGGGTACGGTATGCTCTGTACCTGCCTTTTGTTTACCAGCTTTTCCCACGTTTCGTTACCAGCCACGATACCATCAGGGCGGTACACCTTTGCGTCCCACCAAGACTGTGTAAACTCCTGCACCCTGTTAGCCATGAGCATTTCACTGGCATCTTTCAGAGGTAGGTTACATATCTTCAGCTTGTTTGGACTGAACAGATCCTTGATCTGCTCTACTGCTAACTCCCCAGCTTTATCTTGGTCAAAACAGATGACCACATTATCGTAGCCCTCAAGCCACTCTAGCTGTGCTTTGATCTCTTTAGAGGCGCTAGATGCTCCTGACCTGAGCGATACCACATCGTACTTCTGTCCGAACATCTCGTAGACAGACATGGCATCTAGCTCACCCTCAGTTACCGTGACAAACTTACCTCTACCACGGCACTGCTTCTGACCAAACAGACCTGCGTTAGTCATCGTACCTGACGACAGGAAGTCTTTGGTCTTGACTACGCGAGACTTAGCGGCGATTAGCTCACCTGTGTCTACGTCGTAGTACGGGTAGTAGTGCCTAGCTATCTTACCGTTAGCGTCGTACTCCACCGTGACCTGATAGTGCCTAGTGGTCTTGGCAGACAAACGACGCTCTGGTATCTCAGCTACCACACCGCCCATGTTTAGGTTACTAGGTGTTGTCACCTCAGTTTCCTCTCCTGTTTCACCGTTTACGTGATAGTCACAGTCGGCAGAAAAACAGTGGCGGCCACCGTTAGAGTACACCGCCACATTGTTCCTACTACCGCACTTGGGACACTCCTCGTGGTGTAGGAATTTAGAGTCCATCAGAAGTCAGCTACCTCTGCTGATACCTCTGCCTCCTCTAGCACTTTCACAGCCTCCAGATACACAGGAGTACCGTGGACAGGGTGTGCTGGGCCTGTCTTGTACTTCAGTCGCACACGGGAGTTGTACGGAACCTCACCTGTATATGAGTTGCCTTCAGCATCGTACATACCGATGGCGTACTTAGACTTAAACTTACGTTGCTTGTTGCCTTCGTAGTCTTTAATCTTGACGCCCTGTGAAGACAGTGTTGCAGCATCATCCTCTGACATGGTAATTGTCATACTGAACGTGCCGGTATCCTGACCGTTGTACACATCGTGCTTTGTTACGTTGCTGAAGTTTACCACACCTTCGATAACTTGACTTGACATTGAGATAATCCTCGTTAGTTAACATTAACTGTACCCGAAAGTACACCTATAGTATACCACGCTCCTCCTCTGATTGCAACTAGATGTTTACCCAACCGTAATTATTCACAACTTTTATTGAGATGTACCCATCAGGGTGAAACTCGTAGGCCTCTTTCAGTGATTCAACAACCTTGAGTACTGCCTGATCTAGCTCTGGCCTCATGTGTGCGCCCATGAACGGAATACGCGCTAGTTCTTCCAGAGATCCGTCTGACTGGTGTTCGTACACAATAATAACACAGTCGTGCCATAAGTCAGCTTCAGTTACTTCTGTAGTAACTTCTGTAGTAACTTCTGTAGTATTACCCATTAGTTTATTCCTTTAGTTTATATCTTTAGTAATCCTTAATACTACTTAAGATGTTATCATAGTTTTCCTGTAATTGCAACACATCTTCCTGTGACATATTACCGTCATTAGGTATTGACTCCATATTCTCTAGCTCCCAATGGGTAGCTATGGATACTGTCAGACATTCTGTACACAAATCGTAGTGTACTCCGTTAGCATCTTTCTTTGCTGTCTCTACGTCATCTAAGATAACGTCACACGCTTTGCATCTCATCCGTTGTCCTCCGGTCCAAAGATTTGACCAAACGCCCTGCACAATTCATTGTAACTCATGCCGCTGTATTTCTCACGTATCGACGTACGTGCAATGGCAACCACCGTTGCAAAATCAATAAACCCTAGCTCGTACTCTGTCAAGTCTTGTATCATCTGCTCCTGTGATAAATCTGGTTCGTTGTGTTCAAACATTATCTATCCCCTGTTACGATGCTGATTATGATAAAAACTGCGACTAAACCCATAACAAACCAAATCATACTGCCTCCTGTCCGTACCAGCGCATAGGGATGCCACGTGCGTCCCAATCGTCTGCTTTGTAGTTGTAGTACACCTGATAGCCTAACACAGCGTCATCGCGTTTGCAATCATCTGGCATACACTGTGGTGGGTCTACAAAAGGCGTA